CACTTGCTCAATGCCCTGTGGCCGATCTTGTTCTGTTTGATTTCTTTGTTTGGCCTCTGGATAGTTAGGAGAAAGCCATGAAGTGTATTTGTTGTGGATCATCGCGATTGACTGGTTCCGAATTGTCGTGGCTTAACTGCAACGATTGCGGCGCTCAATGGGACCAATCCAAGCGCACTGCCGATGCGGTGCCTGAGCGCACTGCTTGTCCGAATTGCGATTGCCCTGAACTGGATTATCGCTGCCGAGGATGCAGCGCCACATTCACCAAGCAGGACTGCAAGACTGCCACTCCCCAAATCGCCCCGGCCGTGCGCGGGGATGAGTCTGACCCCATCGAAGAACTACAGCGCCCCGCACGCGAGGCCAAGTTCGCGGAATTCATCGCGTCAGTGCCGGAGGACGCTGCTGCGCCTGCGGCTTCTTCGGATGAGCCTGACGATCTGGGGAATCTGGAATCCTTACGTGATGCCGCGCATACCGTTCTTGCAGCCTTCGACAACGGGCACAAGAAGCATATGTCGGAAACCGCAATTCCTTATCTTCGTGATGTGCTGGAATCTCTGTCGGAAGCCGATGCCGAAAAAATTCTCGCCCCTCCCGCCCCTGCGCCACTGGGGGAAGATGAGGAGAGGGCGCGGTTTGAGGTACACCGTAGCCTGCACTGGCCGCATCTGACGCGGGAACCGGATCACAGTATCGGTAATCAGGTCGCACGGGACTTCTGGAAAGCCCGGGCCCGACTCGGCGGAAAGCGGAAGCCGCAATCCGACGAGCGGTAAAATAACACTTGTCAAATCGCCAAAGTCGGAGTATCGTTGCACCAGGGATCAACAACGAAGGGACACATACCGATCATGCAGAACCGAATCAACCTCAACGAGCCCGAACTGGGCGCAGTGATCGCCGGCCTGGTCGTGCTGAGCGCGCAGATGCAGGCGAACCCGCAGATCGTCGTCAGCGTGCGGGACATCCTTGGGCAGAACGGGCACTGCCTGCCGCTGTCGCACGTCGAGATCCGCGACCTGGCGCAGCGGCTGGATACAGGGGTGTAGGACGATGATCCATACGAAGACCCACCACAAAACCCTGAACACGATATACGCCTGCGACATACCCGTGCGCCTGGTCCGGATGAAGCAGGAGGCCGTTGATATGGGCCTGTTCAAGACAGCTGCAGCGCTCGATCTGGCGATGGAGCGCGTCGGCTGGGAGCTGGCCGCCAGGCGCGAGAGGCTGGAGGGGGTGTCGTCGTGACCCAAGCCACCCAGACCCTCAAAGCCGTCTCCAACGTTCTCGGCTTCAGCAAGACCTACGAGCTGCCGCTGGCCAAGGGCTACGTGCGCCATTGGGGCATGGCCGAGGCCGTCCGTGAGCTGCTCCAGAACGCGCTCGACTCGGAGTCGCCGTTCGAGTATGAGTGGATTGACCGGGATGACGCGGCCGGCAGCGACCTGCTGATCCGCAGCCGCTACACCACACTCGACCCCTCATCCCTGCTCCTGGGCGCGACGACCAAGGCCGAGCGCACCGACACGATCGGCAGCTTCGGCGAAGGCTACAAGATCGCGCTGCTGGTTCTCGCGCGCCAGGGCTACGACGTCACCGTCTACAACGGCGAGCGTATCTGGACCCCGCATTTTCGGGAAAGCAGGCAGTTCGGCGCCGAGGTGCTGTGCATCAGCGACCATCCGTCGCCGCAGCCCAACGAGGGTCTGACATTTCGCGTCAGCGGCCTGTCGCCGGACGACTGCGCGCAGATCATATCGACCTGCCTGCCGATGCAGCCGGAGTTGGGCGAGACCATCACGACAACGAAGGGCCGCATCCTTCTAGGCAAGCCGGGCAAGCTGTACGTCGGCGGTCTGTTCGTGTGCGACACGAAGATGCGCTACGGCTACGACGTGAAGCCGGAGCACCTTCGGCTTGAGCGCGATAGGCAGACGGTATCGACCTTCGACCTGGCGTTCATAACCAAGGAGTTCTGGTTCGAGTCCGGCCGCCACGAGGCGGTGGGCCAGATGATCGCCGACAACGTGCCCGACCTGGAGTACGGCAACTACAACTGCCCGGAGCTGGTCAAGGAGGTGTGCTACAGCATCTTCCGCAAGCGCCATCCAGGCAAGATCATCGCCAACAGCCCGGAGGAGGTTGAGCGCTACGTCAAGCAGGGCATGACGGAGGTGGTCTACGTTGGCGGCGCCATGTACGGCGCCGTGAAGGAGTCGAACTCCTACAAGACGGAGGTCACCATCAAGCTGAAGTCCCCCTACGAGATCCTCGCTGACTGGCTCAAGCTGAACCGCAAGCATATGCGGCGCGACGGCATCATCGCCTTTCGCAGGCTGATCGAGGACGCGGTCAAGTGGAAAATCTGAGAGACCGGGTGGAAAGGGAGATGCGCATGGAAAATATCAAGCATGATCTGTGGTTCCTCGCCGTCGTCCTGGCGATGATTGCCATGTTCTACCTGGTCGGTGTGCACGTACCGCCAATCCAGTCCCGCGTCCACGCATCGAACAACCTGCACATCAACTGCAGCATCAGCTACGACGAACGCGGCGAGATCGCGCAGTGCGATGACGGGACCGTGTATCCGGTGAATCGGGAATGAGCGTGGACAAGTGCCCAATCTGTTCTGGTGACCGCAATGCAGACACCGCTTCTGTGAGGAAGGCCGTGCATGAAGCGGGCCTGAAGCGCGAGCGTGTTGATCCAGGTGGCAGAGTGCTGACGTTCTATGACGGCGGCGAATTGCGGCTGAGCGATCAGTGCAATACCTGTGACAGCAAGGAAATACTTCATTTTCTGGCGGTGCGCGGATGAACACCAATCTCCCTAAACGCCCCTGGTCTGTCCGCTGCGACACGGAGTCCACCAGCGCCGTCCCCGGCTGGTTCCTCTACAACGCCGACGGCAAGCGCGTCTACATGAACGACCCAGTCGTCCTCACCTACATCCAAGCCTGCGTCGCAGCCTGCGAGGGCTTCGAGCCGGCCGAGCTGACGCCGCGACTGCTTCGGAGGCTGATCGACCAGCTGACGGACGAGCACAACCAGTCGATGGTGGCGCATCTGTTGAGGACGCCGGGATGAACAAGACGCAGCAGGAAGCACTCAAGGCGTTCCAGGCGATGTCGGGCGCTGCCGACCGCGCGGCGCTATCGCTGTTCGAGATGCGCACCGCGCTGATGAGCGAGCATGTGCGCCTAGCGCTCTGGCAGCTCGGACACGGGTTTGCCCGATGGGACAGACGGCCTATCTACCATGTGCGCTGCCGGGATGACGTGGCATGACCACCTACGACGTCATCTGGGCCGACGACGAGAACGCTACCGACTGCGTGCGCATCCAGGCCGTGAGCGCCGAGGACGCGCGACAGAAGATCGAGCGGCGAAGGGACTGCGCGGAGGTACTTCTGGTCGATGAGGTTTTCGAGGACGAACTGCCATGATTCATGTCTATGTGCACTTCGTCGCGGAGGGCGTCGGACTCACCCTCTTGCTGGTTCTGTGGATCAATAAACACTGGTAGGATGACACCATGAACAAAGCGTACGAATTAAAGACCAGTCCTAGCGGTTCCCACGCCTGCAACTGCATCGGCCCCCAGGCGGGTAAGCCGCTGTGCCCCTGCCGCATGAAGAACCTGCGCGTCGTCGATGGCCGTTACGTCGAGGTGATCGACCACGGCCTAGCGGTGAAACTGAGCGACATGACGCGGCAGTTGTTCGACTGGGAGCGCATGGAATGAACACGATCTTCCGTGACCACGTCACCAATACCGCGTTCTTTCTGTCGATCAGCAAGCGGCAGATCATCATGTTGCAGATCATCGACGCCGGCCACTGCACGGTATACGACGACGGTCCCCGGTTTCCGCACTATGTTGGTGCTGGCCGTCAGTTGTGCGAGAAGGGGATGGTCGTGTGGGTGCTGCACGACGTGTCTAAACAGCGTGGGCACTGGGAGTTGACTAAGGCCGGGGAGCTGACGCTCGCTCTGCTGCGCGAGGCCGGATTCGAGTCCGAGTACCCGAAGCAGGAGGTGCCGTACTGGGCCAGGAGAAAGCCGCTTGAAACTGCGTAGCCGCCTGCTCCTCCTCGCCCTCGAACCCCTCATCTGGATCGGCCTGCTCGGCATCCTGCTGTCGGTCTGGGCGTACAGCCTGAAAGAGCAGATGATCAGCGAGCGCCACGCACCTTGAAGACCAGCAAGCTGCCCCGTCTGCCGCGGATTGCGCACCGCACAAAGAACGTCCCGCTGACCCGCTGGGACGTCCGTATCCCGCGCGACCTGGCGCGAGCGGTCGACCTGAAGCTGCGCGGGCCGTACGTCGGCGAGCTGCTGAGCGGCCATCGGCCGGCGCTGATCGAGGCGCTGCTGCGAAGCTGGCTGAAAGAGACGAACGTACTCACGCTGTACCACTGCAAACAGAAAAGGAAACTCACCGATGATGAATATGACGAAAGTGTTTTGGCACGGCTTCAAGAGTGCATTTCAGGTGCTGGGCTACATCCTGCATCTGGGGCGCCGGACGCACCCCGACAACCAGGAGCTGCTGATCCGGCCCAACTACTTCGGCGAGAACCACATGGTGCTGCGTCGCATCAAACCGATCGGCCAGCAGAAGGTGACGCTGCCGTCCGATCCCTTCCTGCGGTCAGCCTGGGCGAACCGGCCGAAACCGAAGAAGGTGCGCGTGCCGATGAGCAGGCGGCATTCTTTGGTCCCCGATCCGTGGTGGTGATGGAGCAGGTGTTCGGTGCGGACTGACAATTTGACACGTCAGATCATCAACCCTATACTCCCACCATGAACAGAGAGTCGCTCAAAAAGCTGATCCAGGACGCGCACCCCGAGCTGCCGTACTACCTCGCCGTAGCGGCATTCGCCAAGCTGATGGGCGTGTCGGTGAGAACCGTGCACCGCTGGCTCGGCGACCCGCAGACCGATTCTGCGGCGACGGACATCCCGCGGCCGGCGGCCATCGCAGCCTGGGTGATGCTGTCGACGAGCGAGATCGCAGCGTCGGCGCGTCGCGCGCTGAAGCGGTACGTCCCCATCGCCGAATGAGCGACGTCCGCACCATAGCCGACCCTCCAGCACCCGATGCTCCACCGCTCGTCGACGAGCGTCTGGTGCTGGAGGAGCGCATGGTGCATATTGGCAGCGTGGCGATCGAGGCCAAGTTTGGCCAGGTCGTCGCCTACGTGCACATGGCCGACATGGTGAAAGGCGGGGACGACATCCGCTACATCCTGGAGTCCCCCGTCCTCTTCAGCAACCAGCTCAAACAGCAGTACCTGGGCGCGGTCAATCTGACGGGATTCTGGATCTTCCGGGTATGCCAGTCCATCGGCGTGCAGTCGTGGGAGGAACTGCCCCGGCGTTTGGGCAGAGTGCGAGTCGACCAGCACGGCAAGATCCACGCGATCGCGCACGTCGGCTCCAACAAGATGAAGAACGGCCGCTCTCAGTGGTTTGAAGTGGATACGGAGATGCGTCAATTCCGCCAACGGATGGCTCTCATGAAGGACAAGGTCTGGATTGGAGCACCCCGATGAGCACCGCGAACCATCACCTAATACGCCACGATATCCTCAAGGCCGACGAACCCACGCCCTGCGACAACTGTCCCACCTACCAATACTGCAAAGAGCAGGAGATGTGCTGCGGGGACTTCCTGCGGTACGTCGATGGTGGGCGCGTCAGGAACCTGCGGCGCGAGCCGAGCAAGTGGCGCTTTTATCTTCTCTTCCCGGGCCTAAAGCCCATCGAACAAGCTATCGTTGTACCCTCAACCACAGAAGGAACCATACCGTGTCCAATGCAGCCGTCAAGCGAATCTACGCCATCGTCGTCCCCGTCGATGTCCCCGCCGGAACTCACCTGGTGCGAGCTTCCACCCCCGCCGCCGCCAAGCGCCATGTTGCCGGCGGTCTGCTGACCGCCTCGGTCGCCAGCCAGGAAGACCTCGTCGCGGCGCTGCAGGCCGGGACCAAGGTCGAGACGGCCGGCGAGCTGCCGGAAGGTGAGGAGACGGGCGATGAATAGTCTCAAGAACCGTGCGGCACTCGTAGCAGCGATGATGCTCGGCATCGGTGCAGTGCCGATGGCTGAACGGACCCGCAGCGGAGCGCCGGAACGCACGCACCGCATGCGCGGTAGCAGGATCACACTCGATCCCGTCCTGGCGATCCACACCGGCAAGGGCAACTTCCTGCGCCAGCAGCGCCGCGACCTCGACATCTCGGCGCGGCAGCAGAAACGCATCCTCAAGGCCGCGCGCCGCGAGCAGAAGGTGGCCCGTGCATCATGAGCGCGAAGCGTTTTGGCTCCTCTACTACCTCCTACGCCGAGGGCGATACCGTAAAGGTCAAAGCGGGCCTCATGAAGGACCGCCAGGGCACCATCGAGAAGATCGACCGCAACGGGCGCCTCTCCGTGCGCTTCCGGTCGCTGGTGGTGCTGTACCGGCCCGGCGAGGTCGAGTCCGCCTGATGGTCCTGGCGCGGCTGCTGCCGGCGGTGCTGATGTGGCCTGGTGCGGCGGCGCTGCTGGTGTGGGGCGTGCACTCGTGCAGGGTGGCGGGGACGATTATTCGGTGATACGTTACTCAATGTTGCCGCATGGAACATTGAGTAACGATGAATAACAGAGGAAAGCAGTACAGCCGTAGCCACGGATGCAGCGATTGTGGGGGCTTGCCCCGCGTTGCAGGAAATCGCTACTGCCGACCGTGCAAAGCTACTCGGCAACGCGCATGGCGCCTGAAGCAGAAACTCAAGCTGCCTTCCGCCACTGCGCCCGCAGATTCCGGCTGATCTCCTTGGACTCGGCCCGTTCGGCGTACATCGCCGTGGCTTCGGCCTTCAGCCCGTGCAGCAAGTGCTGAGACCAGGATCGATCATTCTGCTGCGTTACGGGCTCCTGCTGCGGTGATCGGGAGATGTGCTTCTTCGCCCGGATCTCGGCGACCAGCGTCGCGTGCTTTGAACGCCACATCGCGCGCCAGGCGATGTAGTCTAGGTAGTTGGTAATGTTGTTGGTATTCATGGTCTTACCCTATACACAGTTGAACCGCTTGATGATCGGGCTGATCAGGTCCCGCGGCGCCGGCCCGATGGCGCACGCCGTGAGAATTGGTTCGGGGATTCCTGGGCCACTGTCGTGAAACAGCGCGCAGGGCAACGCCAGGCGCGTGGCTGCGTCGTAGGCGTCATGGAGGTGCCACGGGCGCGGCGCACGCAGCACGAGCCGCGTACCGCTATTCTGGGCGGCCAGGAAGGATTCGAGGAGTTCAGGTTGCAGGCGCAGCGCGTACATCAACGATTGGCATGCCGCATGCGATGCCTGCGCGGCGATCTTGCCGGGCAGCATCCCCAGGTCCGTTCGGACGAGGATCGCGGTCAGTAGTTCGCCGGAGGCGGGACGGTCAATGCACGGGACTATTTGACATTAGGTTCATCGCTATGTCAAGTGGCGCCCAGACCGAGGATTGAACTCGGGACCTCGCGGTTCATCAGGCCGCGCGCTCTGCCGCTGAGCTATCTGGGCGAAAGAATAATGTCTGCAAGCCGCGCTGGAATCATCGACCGATCCTGCGCCGCGTATTTCTGGGCGAACCGGTCCGCTCCCTCCCGCAGCGAATCCTCCTCCAGCGCCATCGAAAGAGCGTAGTCGACTCCGGTATCCGCGTCGCCCATCACCACGACCCCGCCGCTCTGCGCCAGCCTACGCCCCACCAGCTCGCGCTCCAGCGTGTCCGGCCAGACCACACCAGGCTTGCCGGCCAGCAGCATCTCGGTCGAGGTGCCGTGGGGTGAGTAGGAGAGCCAGGCGTCGCACTGTTGGGCGCGGTGCCGCAGGTTGGTCAGACGCGTGGCCATAAATAGCCCTGGTCGTAGGTACGGCGTCAGGTAGTGGGCCTCGATCTGGTCGGCGACCAGCAGCACGTCGGCGTCGCAGTCGCGCAGCGCCGCCAGCATCTCGTCCAGGTGGGCGTGCGGCCGCAGGTAGGCGAACACACGCTTGGCGTGCTTACTGGGCCACGGTTTCTCGCTCACCAGATCGTCGTCCGGCAACCCCAGATACTCGTCGCCCTGCCGACCCTCATAGTGATCCATCTCCGCGTACGTCAGCAGCGCCCGCTTCGCCCCGGAGTAGATGTGCTGCAGCTTCTCGTACGGCTCGAAGCCAAGGTCGACCAGAGCGCCGTTGAGGAGCGTGCAGACGGCCTCCTCGTTGTGGATCAGCGTCGTCTCCGGGATGGTGGACCCGAAGACAGGGAACGCAGGGAACGGCTCGACCAGCGGCGGCACGTCGAATCCGCAGCCGATCACCGTCCGCGGCAAGCCGAGTGCGCGCGCAGCGACCAGCGCGATCGGCGAGTAGTCCGCGACCACGGCGTCGACGTGGTGGTTGAGCATCATCGTCGACCAGTGCTTGATGCGGCGAGACAGCTCCTCCGGGTTGTTGAAGCCGGCGTTGTACAGGATCGTGGCGTGGCTGAACTGCATCGGCAGTTGATGGCCCGGTCGCGACTGCTGTGGCGCATGGAACACGCGGCCGAGGTCCGGCTCCAGGATATGCCGCGCGGCGTGCGTATCGGCGACGGCGAACAGGCACTCGTGGCCGCGCTTGACCAGTTCCTTGGCGGCGATGCGCAGGGACGCGAGGTGGCCGTAGCCGGCGCCCATCTCCCAGCAGAGGAGGATTTTCATTGAGCGCTCATGTCCCGCTGTCTGATCCGGTCGTCGATGGTACGCGGCCATAAGGGAAACTGCTCTGGCTCGGCGAACAGGTCCGGGTGCCCATGAAAGCGCCAGTGGTTGCTTTTGTGCGCGTTCAGGTCATGGCGCAGAACCTGCAAATTATGCTCGTTATTGAGGCCGCTCGCATATCGGCCGTGTAGTGGTATCCGATGGTCCAACGTATGCAGCACGCCTGTCTCCTTCGTCAATCTGCGCGCCTCCTTCAGCAGCTCGCGCATCTTGCTACGATTAGCCCACACCGGAGACGCGACGATGCACCGCTCGATGTATTTGCGGCGCGGATGGCGCATGAACCAGGGCTTCTGCTGCTCCATTGCGCGGCGGTAGCAGGGCAGAGCGTAGCGATAGATGCTCATTTTCTGCCGAACCAATACCGATTGTAGTCGCAATACTGCGACAGATTCTGGTTTGATTGACGTGCCGAAGATGTTTTGGATCTGTTCTCGAGGATCGTATACCTACGATCCTCACAGCTTTTCGACAGCGCTTCTTTCGCTCCGGTTACAAAGAAGAAGTTTGCCTGGTCGACGAGGTGCAGTCGGTCGTTGTTATTGTTCATATCGCTACCTCTAGGTAATCAGCAGTACTGAACACAGGTATCGGCTCCAGGAGTGCCTGCTGCTCAGCCCAGACCCGACACGCCGGACCCTTCGTATGCCTCCATATCCGTGCGCCGCAGCCGCATCGCATGTTGCGCCTTTCACGCTTGGACTGTCGGTGCTGGTCTATGCGCAACTTGGAACCGCAGCGAATGCAGAAGCCCTTGCCGTGCGGGATCATCGTACCATCGGCCAGCGTCCGGTACTTGACAACGTACTCGGCAGGATCTTTAAGCAGGGTGATGCGGCGCCGGCACTTGTACCGGGTGCAGATGCAGCGTACGAGTCGATTATAGCGAGGCATCTCAGAACATATCCGGCACAGCGAACGGCTGCGTCTTGACACCCCACACCACCTGCCCAGGGTTGATCCGTGACGTCTTACAATGAGCGTTTTTGGCCGCCATCCACCACGGCGACACGCAGCCGCCGACGCCCGTGCGGAAGATGTCGCCCTTGACGATGTCGCGCATCTCGCAGGGTGTGGGGTGGCCGTCGATGATGCGTTCGCAGGTCACCAGGGGTTCTCGAACTCTCTGATCGGCAGCGCATGCCAGCCATGCTGAAACTTGTGCAGGACAGTGCCCTCCGGCGCGGGCTGCTTGTCCGCATCGTAGTCGAACTGGGCCAGCACGTATGGATCGACCTCACGGAAGCTGGCATCGACGTATTGGATCAGCGCCATCTTGCCGCGCAGTTCATGCACCCATCCACTCTGCTTGTAGCGCATGCTCATGGCGCCTTCTCCATCGTCTCGAACTCCACCTTCGGATCGAACCAATCGTCCTTCAGAATGTGCCCGACGGCGTGGACGCGCGAATGCTCGCAGCGCACGCGGATCGTGCGGCCCGGCAGTTTGCCCCAGTCCTCCACGCCCGCGATCTCCATGCAGCGGAAGATGAAGTGGCCGGCGTAGTTGCGCTGGTTGACAGCTTTCTTGAAGTCCTTCGGCAGGTACAGCGAGTAGCCGCCGAATCCCTGCCCACTGCCGCCATAGTCCAGGTACAGCCAGCCGCTCAGGCAGCCGTGGTCGGCGGTGCTGAGCGACGTTGATTCGATGATCGCGTTTCGTACTTCGATGGTCATGGTATATCTTCCTTTTCTAGTTGGACGCTTCGATCTATTATAGATCGGAGTGGACGACTACGCTTTGCGATCTTCTGCAAAGCGCACTGCTTCTTTATCCCAGATGATGTCTCGATACCGATAGATCAGCCGATACACCGTCAGCTGATCCTGCATCGTCAGCACCGTGCTCGACTCCAGGATGCGCTTCAGGCGCAGGATGTTCGCGTCGTCGTCCACGTCCGCGGCGATCAGCGCCAGATACTTGGGCGCGCGGCGGTTGAACTCGGTTTGGTTCATGGGAGGTGCGCCGATCATGTCAGTGCAGTTTCCCGATGCGCTGGGCCTCGTTCATGATGCACTCCTTGAAGCTCTCCGAAGCCATGCGGATCGCATCCTGGGGATCGAGGGTGTCCTTGTACTCGGCGCAGTGCTTCTCCGCCAAGGCCGCCGCGCAAAGGAATATTTTTTGACGTAGCGACTCGGTCGTCGGCATCGACTCCGGCGCGATGTCGATGTGGCTCGCGTGGCGCGGATCGATCTTCCAGCGAACGTTGACGCGGAACACACGCTTGCCGGAGTCGAGTAGTTCGAGCGTCACGTCAACCAGTTTCTTCTTCGGACCTAACAAACCGACTGCCTTCATCACCATGACTCCGATCCACAATGGAAAGAATATTACGACTAAAACGAGATGCCAGAAAGGCATCTTGGGAACATATCGACTGAAGAGGAACCCGGTGTTGGCGCCCAATATCAGCCAGACGATGGCGAGGTCAGCGATCACTGATTCGCCATCTCGCGCAAACTGCCGGGTTGCTCCGGATCAAAAAGCCAGTAGATCGGCTTGCCGGCGATCACGTCGAGGATCACCCAGCACACGATCCTGGGCGTCGGGCGCATCGGCAAGACGGGCAACCCATCCTTCATCTCGGTCACGGCTTGTTGTCTCCGAGCAGCTGCAGTACCACGTCACGCAGGCGGGACTGTCTGGGCGACAGATCGATGCAGTCCTGCGAGAGTAACTGAACGATCTCTGTTCTTTCGGCGTGTACGACAGGTTCCTTCTGCCACACAATTGTGGCCGCGATGTTCGCCTTCGCGTCGTGCTCCAGACAATGATTCTTGCACATGCGCGCGGTCTTCGATATCGTCGCGCCGACCTGGCGAACCCACTGCGGTTCGATGGCCTGCAGATACTGCAGCAGTTCGCCACATCCGCGACAGTAGACATGCGCTGCAAACGTCGTCATGGTGCCGCGTCCAGCGCAACAAGCTGGTGCGACCATCGCCCCTTGATGATGCGCTCTTGGCCGTCGTCGAGCACGAGGGTGATCGCGTATCGGTCGACGTAGCGTAGGTCGACGACCTTGGCGTTCTCTTCGCAGCAGAATGCGAGTGGAGCGTCGTCGAGGTACTGCTGGGCTTGGGCGAGTGCGGCTTGTCTGCTCATGGGGTGATCCTCTCATAACAATGTCGTATTGTCAACATTAAAAAACCTGCGCCTGCTTCATCTCGCTCTCGGCCTCCGAATCCACCGCCCACTTCGTCCCGCCGCATATCTTGTCCCACCGCTCTCTGGCGGATGCCAGCAGTGGCAGCACGAAGCACGGCTGGCGCGCCTTCACCTTCGTCCCGTAGCCGCCGTCGTCCCGCATGCGCTCGACGGTCGCGTAGGTGTCCTGTGGGAACCCTGGCGGCAGCACCTCGCCGAGGAACTTCGCCAGTGCGACGCGCGACATGCGGTAATTGCGACCCTGGTTCTTCATCTCCTCCACGTAATCCTCGTACATCTCCTCCTTCGACAACTGCTGCACCCACTTGCTGTGCGTCGGCAGCACGCGGCCGTCGACCAGTTTGCTCAGCCACCACTGACGCTCCGGCGACATCGACAACATCTTTTGGTCGTTCAGCGCCTCGGTGACGGGCGCGCGGCGCACCTCGAAGTCGGACAGGTCCAGGTGCATCAGGTAGTAGAGCAGGTGCTGCCTGCCCGTCTTGTCCATCTGCTTCTGCATCTTCCCGAAGAACGACATGTCCTGCTTGTTCTCCTCGCCCACGTCGAGCACGAAGTAGCGGCGCTCGTCTTCGCCTGCAGGCACTACCCACGCCTCGTTCGACGCCATCATGATGTGGACGCAGCTGCGGGCCTGGCGCGCGTCGATGCCCTTCAGCTCGACCATCAGCGTGTCCTCGGTGACCAACCCCTTCAGCACAGCCTCGTGCTTCTTGTCGCCCGCGTAGAACGCCTCGTCCGCGTAGAGCAAAACGGTGTCGCGCAGATGCCCGTTGAACTGCCCGACGAGGTGGTTCGCGTTGGTGATGTACAGGTAGTGGCGCCCGAACAGGTTGCCGAAGTTCTTGATGAAGAAACTCTTGCCGGTGCCCTTCTTGCCGCGCAGGATCACCGCGACCTCGCCCTGCAGGCCGGGTTGCTGGACGGCGCGCGCCATCCACTTGATCATGTACTCGTAGTAGGTCGCGTTGTTCTTGCAGATGTTGCGCTTGGCGTGCTCCAGGAAGGGCAGGTGGTCGTCGCCGGGGATCGCGTCGCAGGCGAACCCGCGCCACATGTTGTAGACCTCGTCGTTGTCCACGTTGGGCAGGAAGCACATCGACTCGCGCTGGTTGCGCCGAGGGTTGGCGAGCCAGTAGCTCCCGGCGTCCATCGTCAGCGCCTTACCCTTCCCGTTGGTCCCGCAGGTGACCAGCACGTTCGAGTACCGCGCCCTGAAGTCGTCGAAGGTCTGGGCACTGATCTGGGATCTGTTGAGCGAGTGATCGAACGACTCGCTGATGACCCGCACCTTGCCGCCCATGTCCGCGATGACGCAGTGCTTCTCGTTGAGCATGCGCAGCCAAGGCTCCTCGACCTCCTCCTTCGCGCGCTCGATCTGCCGCATCGCGTAGGACTCCCAGTTGGGCTTCTCCTTCACGCTGACGGCGATCTCGTTGTTGCCGGTGATGACCGAGAAGATCATGTCGTCCGGCACCTCGTTGCGGGTCAGCTCGCAGCAGACGCGGAACAGGGCTTCTGATCGCGACGGGTACTTGCCTGGGTCGAGTGGGTCGGTCGCCGTGGCGATCAGCGCGTAGCAGTGGTCCGAGATCGACTTCTTGTTGTCGGCGGCCCAGTGCTGAAGTTCCTCGACGCCGATCGACGTGACGTTGCCCGAGACGCGCATCCTCGACGGCTTGCGGCCGATGATCGACGTCACCTCCTGCTGCACGCGCACGGCCGGGACGAAGCGGTCGAGCGGGTAGACGTTGTCGTTGAACTCGATCACCGTTGCCAGTTCCATCTGGCGACCCTTCTTGCGCTTCTTCGCGTCCGGGACGTTGATCGTGCCTGGCAAGCGCAGGATGCGGTCGATGTTGTGGCAGTTGTCGGCCTGCATCTGCCGCTCGATCTGGCGGTTATACGCCTCGATCTGCTCGCACTTGTCGACGTTGCCCTCGACGACGAGGCGGTCGTCCTCCTCAAGCTGCCACAGCGCCTGGTAGCCGCCGCCGGAGAAGATGATGACGGTCGGCGCCGGCTGGAACGCGCCGAGCATCCTTAAAATGCGAGACCGATCGCCGATCAGGTACTTCTTGGTGTGCGCCTTCAGCGCATCGTCGTCGAGATCCTTCGGCGCGTCGATATCAACGCGCGGATCGACGTCGACGTGAAGGTGCGTCATCGCGCGCACGTCCTCCTTGTGCGCCTTGTTGAACTTGTCCCCGTTGGCCCGCGTGCCCAGCGGTGCCATCAGGGCGTTGAGCTGAAAGTACAGGTTACGCTTGCCCTGCCAGCGCTCGATCCAGTCGAAGCACGCTTGACGCTGATCGACGGTGAACGAGATGCCGGTCGGATATGAGGGCTTCTCGTCGGGCTTGATCGCGGTGAGGTTCCACGGTCCTGCCGGGAACATGCGCTCCAGGAACGCTATCGCAGCGGCGGTGTCCGGGACGACGGAGAGGGTGATGTTGGTCATGAGTGGATCAGGACCAATACGCCAGCAGCTTCTCCACCTTGACCTTCCCCTTCTCCATCATGTTCACCCACACGCGCGATACCCCGATCGCATCACCGATCTCGTCCTGCGTCATGCCGTAGCGCATGCGCATCAGCACGCAGTACTCCTGTTCGGTCAGGTCGGTCTGCGGGTCGAACGCGAAGTCGATGCCGCGCTTGGCTTCCTCGCACAGCTGGTACACGCTGCGCTTCAGGCCGAATTCTTTTGCAGCATCGGTCTGCGATAGCTTCTCGCGGCGGCGCCATAAAAAAAGATGTTCGTGGTCGTCGATCTCGAAGGCAGTCAGGGGCGTAGACATTCTAGTAGTTCTTTTCCATTGACGCTGCGTTCCCACTTCCTGTGGGCCGCAGCAATCGTCTCCTCAAGCGAGCATCTGCCCACCACCGTTGCAGCGACCTCCCCCTTGAACAACAGCCAGACGTGTCCGATCTTCAGCAGGAACCACACCTTGCCGCCGTGACGATGTCTCTGCACCGCCCAGACGCGCTGCTCCTGCACGTACTTCGGTACCTTCAGGATCGGCGCCTTGCGCTTGGGCATGACGATCTCTTTCAGTTCCATCCAGCCGCCAATGAACTCGGTGTCCGGGCAACCCGGAGTGCAGGAGTTCTCGACGCGCTGGGGATCGAGCGAGACCAGGTGCGGTCGCAGCGTCTCCCACATAGCCTTCTCGGACACGGTGCGGCTACTCGCGTACGGCTGTTTTCAGTTCTCCGCTGGGCGCGAACTTGACCTTGTAGTGGGCGTCGACGACGATGGCCTCGCCTGTGCGCGGGTTGCGCGCATGACGGATTTCCGTGAAGACCTTCTTGATGCGGCCGAGCCCTGGCACGACGACCATCTCGCTGCCGCTCTTGAGCAGCGACTGCACGGCGGGGCCGAGCGCGTCGATCACTACGGCGACGTCCTGCTTGCGGAGATTCGTGTCTTTCGGCAGCACATCGTAGATAGCGCGGACCAATACTTCTTTGTTCATTGATAGTGTTCCTGTTGGTTATTGTCAGTGCAGCGGTTCTCTATGCCACATCCTTCCATACATGCCCCATGCTGCCACCCCACGACTCCCCGATCTCAATGTCAACCCGCATGTCCATCTCGATCTTGATTGCGCTGCACATGATCTCGGCGATGGCGTCGGCTTCCTTGCGGCTCTTGATGGAGTTCGCGATCTCGTCGTGGACGGGGAAGAGGATACGATAGCCCTCGCGGTCTATGTTCACAAGTGCCTGCTTTGTCTGATCGCCGGCACTTCCCTGGATGCGCCGGTTGAGCGCACGATAGGTGAACTGGTAGTTGCCGTTCTCGTCCTGCTCGAAGTGGCAGCGGCGCCCGCTCTCGGTGCGCACGAAGCCGTTGGCCTTGGCGTGCTTCTCGGCCTTCTCCGACAGTTCCCTGACGAACGGCATCTCGGCGTCGATCTTGCGGACGTACTCCTCCACCTCCTCGCAGGCGCCGACGAACTTCTTGTTGCCCTGGCCGACCAGTTGCCTGCCCATGTCGCTGTCGACGGGGTAGGAGGTGCCGCGCGGGCCGTAGACCATCAGGCGCGTCGGCTTGCCCAGGTCCACGGCCAGCTTCTTCGCCTGCATGTTGTAGGCGCGGCCCAGAAAGATGATCTTGCTCTGCTTGCGGCCGACGTTGATGAAGCTGTCGACGACTTGGTAGATGTCCGACTTCGGGTCGCGGCGGTACTGGTCCGCGCACTCCTTTGCGCCGCGCAGTCGGAGCCGCTCGGCCAAGGATATGATCCACATGGGCTCCTGCTTGGAGTAGTCGATCGAAGCCCACTGCTCGTCCTCCTCCGGCAGGTAGATCGCGCGCCACATTGCCGAGAAGTCGTCGCGCGAGGGCTGCTGCTGGAGGTTGAGCTTGCTGCTGCTCATGCGGCCGAAGCGCGCGCCCTCGCCCTCCTCATCGCTGTCGCTGCTGGAGTCATCGCTCCGCGGCAACTGATTGAACTGGCAGTGCAGCCGTCCTTTGACCTGGTGCTCGCGCACCGACGCGGCGAATGTCGTGCGCAGTTTGTTCACTTTGCGGGCGCGCTTGATGGCGTCGGCGACGGGGTGGTGAAGGCCGTCGAGCATCGCGGCCGTGATCGACGGCGCACCCTTCTCGGTCTTGGGCGGCTCGACGCCGATCTGGCGCAGGGCCGGGGCAATCGCCTCGGCCTGCCATATTTGACCTTCTCGGTCCATCGTGCCGGCGCGGATCAGGACGCCCGTCTGACGGTGCACCTCGTCCAGCGCCCGCGCCTCCTCCAGCACCGACCACCGCTCGATCTGGGCAAGCCGCTGCAGGTTCACCCGCACGCCGCGGCGCTTCATGCGCACCAGCACCGGCAGCAGCGACGTCTCCAGCGCGTAGACGCGCTCCAGCTCGTCCTCGACGATCTTGCGCTCTTGCCGACGCAGCACGCGCAGAGGAAGATCTGCATCTTCCTCCGCGTACGCGCCGACGTATCTCGCAGGCAGTTCCCACAATCCTTCTTTCGGATGCACTCCGTATTGCGCCGCCGCCTCTTTCAACAGTGTCTCATCTTTCCCGTCGAACCCCCAGCGCTTGGAGATATTCTGCACACTGTAGGATCGGTGCAGCTCGTAGATCAGGGGATCGGCGACCATGATGTCGCGGAACGCCTTTACCCTGGGGAACTTGATCCCGTGCTCCTCACTCCAGTCGAGGTCGTAGGGGAGATTGCCGCCTACGAGGTCCCCTTCAAAATACGCAGCTTGATCGCGTATGTAATCGAGTACGTGATCACGTTGCAGGTTATCACCTCCGGCATGTCCGAATGGTAGATAGTGACGCGGACCGTCTTCGATGGCGAATGAGATGCCCACAAGCCTTGCATTACTACGGCGCACTCCGGCACCAAGCCGCTTGAGATCGGGATCGCAGGTTTCAACGTCATAGCCTATCCTGCCTTGCTTGGGCCATACGGGGAGGTCGCAGACGGGCGTGGGGCGCCAGGATGAGTCCGGCGGGAATAAGGGTGCGGTTGCGGGCATCGGATCAGCCCAGACGGTCGATGCGTTCGATCTCGGCAAGCAGCAGCGCGGTAGCCTTGACGAGGTCACGGCGCGGGCTAGTCGTCTTGAATTCACCATGCTCCCACGGCCAGTATGAAACGGTAGGAAAACCAGCAGCCGACAGGGCATAGCAGGCAGCGGCTGCGGCCATCTCTCCCGCTGCGTGCTCGTCATCATGCAGCGGTGTCCAACCCTCCTCGGCGACCTGCCGCTGCCGCTCGACCAGAACGTCCAGCGCAGCGCGGCCCACAGTGACCTGATAGGCCTGATTCGACGGATGGTTTAGGTCTTTCACTTCTCCGTCTCCTGCACCACATATGCCGCCCGATAGGCGCTGATCACCGCGCGCAGTTCCCCGGCGGTGATCGTGAACGTCGCTTCGGCATCCTTCGACGCCAGCACCCGGTCGCCGTACACCGCATCCAGTCTGCCCATCAACTCCAGCGAATGGTCAGAGAACACGCGCTTGGGCGACTTGGTCTTGACCGCTTTCGGCAGATCCTTCGCTGCTTCTTTCGCCTCGGCCTTGTCGATCTTTCCCTGCAGGAATTCGCCGGCCTTCTCGCCGTGCTTCAGGATCGTGCCGATGGCTTCGCCGACCGGCACGCTGCCGTTGCGGACCATTTTGCGTACCGCCGCATCGGCGGCGCTCAGCACCAGCAGGTTGTGGACGTGCGTCGGCGTCTTGCCGCTGCGCTGCGCGACCTTCTCCTCGCTCCAGCCCAGGTCGATCAGGCGCTTGTAGGCGTCGGCGGTCTCCAGCGGCGTCAGCGCCAGGCCGGAATTGCTGGTGATGTTCGCCGCGGCCTGTTCGACCTCGTCGCCCTTGAACGGGATGCAGGCGACGCTGGTGATGTCGAGGCCCGACTCTTTGGCGAGCAGGTAAGCCTCACGCCGGCAGTGCCCGACGACGATGAAGATCGACTGGTCGTCCTCGACCACGACCTCCAGCGGCGGGACGCTGCCGCCGTCGATCAGCGTCTGCGCGATGGACTTGATGTGGGCGCGCGTCTCGGCGCTGCGCATGTCGCGCGGGTTGAAGCCGGGGCGCACTTTGAGGGCGTCGAGCGGCACGTTGAACGCGTCGAATTTCTTGACGGCGCCGGAGCGCGCCATGTTGGAGAGGGAGGCCATGCGGGTGCGTTCCTTTGGTGAACGGTATGGAGTGGTGACAATACGACAGACTGAGGCAGAAGTAAAGCGACAGAACTACATTATTTCGCCGACCATACACTGCGTAAAATACTGGATCGCGTAAGCCTCGACCTCGTCACCAGAGATGCCCGTCTGCCGCATCGCCTCCAGCGCGGTCTGCCAGACGTGGACAGCCTCGTGGGCGAGCGTCGCTACGGTCTGCGCTCGGGATAGTCCCCGCTGGTCGCCTAGACTTACGATACACACCAAGCGCGGCGCTTTGCCGTCTGCGCGTCGAATAATGTGGGTGCACGCTCCGGTACCATCCAGTTCGTACCTGTCTGGTTCTTTGACGCACATCTTTTTTAGCGCTGCGTAGTACGCGCGCTCGCACATCGTGAAGCCGAAAGCGATAGGCAAGAATCCTGTATCGAACCACACCACCTTACGATCTACAGCGCGCATGCTTTCTCCCACGCAGCTTTGGCCTTGTCCAGCAGTTCCCCGATCTCCTTCAGCCCCTGTCGGCTCGCCTTCCCGCGGAACAGCATCTCCGAGGCGATGAAGGCGATGCGGGCGCAGTTTTTGCGGAGTTCGGTGAGGTGTGTTTTCACAGTTTGATGATGTCGACTTCGCGCTCGGCGCGGGTCACGGCAGTGTACATCCATTTGTCCCAGTCGGCGCCGGGCCACTCGTCGAGGATGGCGACGCGCTTCCACTGCGAGCCCTGCGCCTTGTGGCAGGTGATCGCGAAGCCGTACGTGAACATCTGGCTATCCTTGATCGCCCAGGGTGATACCTCTTTGCCCAAAAAGGGCTCCTGGTGGGCCTCGACGAACATGCGCTCGTCGTCCTCGCCGCGCAGGTTGAGCTGGACGTAGCGACCCTCGACGTAGGAGTCCTCCTCGCAGAACCACAGCTGCCCGTTCAGTAGTCCGATCTCGCGGTTGTTGCGCAGGCAGATCAGCTTGTCGCCCTTCATCGGCAGCGGCTTCGTGTGACCCAGCAGCGCGCGAATACGGGCGTTGGATGTGTGCCGCGTAGCGTTGCGGCCCACGATCAGCTGGTCCGCAGCCATCACGATCTCGCCGATCCTATCCTTGCCCAGATCGCTACCACGCAGCACGCGGCTCAGCACGGCGTTGCCCTCTTCATCCTTGCCGTGGTGGTCGCCCATCGTGAGGCCGCGTTGCTCGCGAATGTCGGTCGCCAGGCGGATGATCGAGTTGTCCTTCGACTGACGGTGGATCTCGGTCAGCAGCACCTCCGGCTTGTGGATCGGGAAGTAGCTCGGGCCGTAGATCGGTTGCAGCTGGAACGGGTCGCCCAGCGCGAGTATCTTGACGCCGAACGACGCCATGTCCGCGCCGACGGTCTTGTCGATCTGGCTGCACTCATCTGGCACCAGCAGCTTCGCGGTCTTGGCGGGGCTGTCGAGGTTCAACGAGAACATCGGCCGCATGACGTTGGCCCGCTCCTCGGTGATCTTGTGTGTGATCGAGATCAGCTTGATGCGGTTCTCGTGCGGCTCCTTCTCCAGGAGCAAGCGCTCGGCCTCAAGCTGCCGCAGCCGCTCCTTGCTCTTGTCCTTCGGGCTGTAGATCGCCGAGTGGATCGTGCTGGCGTTGGTGCAGCCTTTCTTGTGCAGGACGTGCGCGGCTTTACCCGTGGGCGCCATGAATAGCACCTCTCCGTCCACGTCCTTCGCGAAGTGCCTTGCGAGCGACGTCTTGCCGCTGCCGGCGGGACCGAAGAAACGGAAGACCTGTGGGGCGTGGGGGTCGGCGAGCCAGGCGGCGACTTTGCGCAGGGCGGTGTCTTGTTGGGGGGAGAGGTCCATGAATGGCCGGTGGGTCACTGCGAAAACAGCGGATACCTCCAAAGAGCGGCACCCGGTGAAGGGTGCCGCATCTGCGTTCGTAAACGATGCAGTAAAGACGATTTTGGAAATCGTCTTCACAGCATCGTTTAGAACACCGCTTCTGCATCCTTCGTCGCGGGGCGCTCGCTGGTCGCTTCCGCCGTCTTCACCGCGCCCTGCCGGATCATCTGGTTGAAGCCCTTGGCGTCCTGGTAGAGGCTGTCGTCGGGCGACAGGCGGACGGCGGTGGCGTCGGCGCCGTTGAAGCCGACCGGCTGGAAGTTGAAATACTTGAAGCCGTCCTTCTCTTCCTTGATGGTCTTCAGGCGGTAGACGTGGCTGAACAGCGGCGGGTTGATGCGGCGGCCGTCGCCGACCACGACCTGGACCATTTTGGCCTTGGTGATGAAGTTCTTGTATATCTTCACCTTCATCGAGGTGAACGCGATGGCCGCGTACTCGGTGGTGCCGTCGGCCTTGAGGACGATGACGTACAGGTAGTAGGTCTCGACCAGGTCGTTGCCAGCCTCGGTCTTGTACTCGCCGAACTTCTCGCTCGCGGCCTGCGCCTTTTTCACCACGTCGCTGTCCAGTTCGTGCTTGCCGACGAAGCCACCGCCGTCGTCGCGCGGCTTCCACTCGACGAAGATGTGCTGGGAGAAGCACGGGATCAGCGCGATGCCGTCGGTGCCGGAGTAGGGCTCATTGGTGACCGTATTGAGAATATCACCGGCCTTCGCTGCGGGATTCAGGTCCAGTTTCTTGGACTGCGGCTGCAGGACTTCCAGGAACGGGATGACCAGATCGGTCTGGGAGACGCCCTCGAATCCGGCGCCGACGTCATCGCCGTAGTCGATCACGGCCACGTTGGTGCTCTTCGGCTTCTCGGCCACTTCGCCCTTCGGCGCTGTTGCGGTTTTCTGATTCATTTGCTTCTCTTACCTCGCTTGCTCTTGGATTTTGGGCCGTTTTTTTGAGTGCCGGCGCGCGGTGCACTTTGCTTTGACCCCTTGACCGGGGTCTTCGGTAAACGGGTAGCCGTTGCAGCCACGACGCCATTCTTTTTCTTCTTCGGCGTCATGGCTGCAACAGCTTCAGGACTATCTTCGGCACGTAAAAATTTCGGCGTAGGTTCGTAAACGGGAGCATCGAACAGATCGTCCAGGAGTGCGCCCACCGCATGCACTACCAGCGCGTCCATCGGCCCACCGAATAGTCGTTCGCCACGCTTCGGCCAAAGCCAGATGAAGAACCGGATCACCTTCTCGATCGGCGCGCTGAGGAAGTAAGCTAACACCGGGGCGCCGACGCAGAGCGCGACGACGAGAATGGCGGTGACGAAGGGAGAAAACTGATAGGGGTCGCTCATGGTATTTTTACATCCATCTTGTACATGACGTGGTCGTAAACGACATAGCCGGAGTTATCGACGATATGCCACCAGTCGCCCCCACCTCGGCTCTCGACGGCTTCACTGACCGTGTCGAATGATCCTTTGAAGTCGCCCCAGCCTCCACTCGGATAGTAGTTGTCGCCACCGAATAGTAAGAACTGCTTCACTTCCCGATCTCGATCACCGATTTGCGCTGCCGGAACACGCCCAGCAGATCCATCGGAATCTCCTTGCCCTCTGCAAGCGCCTCGCGCACGAACGCGGCGAGTGTTTGGGTGTGGACGTTGGCCTCGTCCTCGACGATCAGGCCGCGGTTCAGCAGCTCGTCGGCCAGCGCCTTCGCGGCGTCGTCATCATCGCGCCCGAATTCGATGCTGACGCAGCGCTTGATCAGGGCAGCGTGGCCATGCTCGCGCAGCCACTGCAGCGCGCGGCCCTTCGAGTTCTTGGGGATCGAGGCGCGGATCGACTCTTTGATCTTGATGACCAGGCCGCTGGAGGTCTGGAACATCTCCATGCCCAGTTCCTCCATTGCTTGGGGCAGTTCGCGCTCGGCGATCTGGTCGACCGCCTTCTTGGCGATCTCGACCGCTTCCTGTGCCTTCAGCAGAACCTGCTCGGCGTCGGCCTGCTTCTCGGCCAGTTTGCCCAGGCGCACCATGACGTTGTCGGCCTTGGGGCCGTCCGCTTCGGCGGCGTCTGATGCGTATTCGTTTGCGAGATCGTTGATGTCAACCATATTGGGTTCCTTCGTTCCTTTTCTGTGCTTCGATAGTGTCAAATTAGCAGGGGTTTAAGCAGATGTCAAATACTATTTCCAACGGCGCGAAACACACCGTCCACCAGGATCGGCATGTAGCGCTGATCCTTGCCTGACCACTGCAACACCTTGACGCGGCCGTCGTTATAGTCGGCGGCGATGGCGAAGCAGATACTCATCAGCACGGGGTTGCCCACCAGCAGCAGGTGGTCATCGTCGCAGAAGTCGGCGAGCTTGCGGTGCAGATCGTCGAGGAAGCGGTCGGGGGTCCAGGGCGGGACGTTGCTCCCTAATAGGTAGATGATCTCGTCGCCGTGTTCGAGCGCCCCGGACAGGTCGAACTTTGGGACCAGTTCCATCGTTTGGGGGTCGCGGTGGAGCTGGTTTTGGACGGCGAAGATGCGGCTCATTCTGGGCTCTTTGGGTTCAACACGAAGCAGGCGATATGTCGGCCGGTTCCTTTGCCCTGAGAACGGTCCTCGGTGGCAAGCCAGCGCACATCGCCCAGATTACGCACTTCAGCGCCGGCTGCCAAGAGCATGAGCACCCACTTGTCGATTGGGTACACGAGGACGA